ATTTTAAATAGTACAAGTTCTGAAGTGATATATCAAGGTGATAGATTTTCTGAAACAAGAATGGTTATTTGGACATTAAACTTTACTGTCAAAGGTTTTGTTTATGGTCAAACATCGGCAGCAAAACAAATTTATGCTTCGATTACAAATTTCTTACCAATGATAACACCAACTGATGTAATTGATTTCAATACAACAACAGGTCTAGGTAAATATCAACAAGGTGAAAATGTGTATCAAGGTTATTCTTTAGGTACTTCAACAGCAACGGCCAGAGTATCTCTTTGGGATGGCGTAGGTAAAATATTAAGATTAACAAACATCAACGGCAATTTTGTTTCATCATTACCTATTATTGGTACTGTTACTAATGCCAACTATATGTTTTCATCTTATCAAACTAAGGCTAATGTACAAGCACAAATTATTATTGTGCCAAATCCAACAGATGCTAATGCAAACTCATTATATACATATACCACCGTAATTAATGAAACCCCAAATATACAATCTATCATTACTACATCAACAACATTTGCTGGTGATTTGATGACTGAAGTTGGTGTAGATGATTTATTAACTCAAACAGAAAACAAAACAGACTTTAACTAGAGGCTTAAAATGTCCAGAACATTACAATTTAAACGATATTCAAATACAGCACTTTTAAGTGTTACTGGTGCAGTGGGAGAACTTATTGTTGATACCACCAACGACACCGTTACTGTACACGATGGCACAACTGCCGGCGGCACAAGACTTGCCACAGAAACATTTGCTGGAAAAAATCCATTTTCTCAAGCGGCTTTTAATCAAGCCAATACAGCTGGAACTACGGCTAACTCCGCTCTAACTTTGGCAAATTATTCAATTGGTGTTAATAATGCTCAAAACACTACCATTGGTCTTGCTTGGTCTCAGGCAAATTCAGCAATTACGGTATCACAGTTAAAATCTATAACAGCAAATGCTGCAACATATGCTGCGTTTCAATCTGCAATTGCAGCATTATAATTATTAGTATCAAACCTATATAACAATATGAACGAATTGAATAAAAACTTATCTGATATATTTGATGTAACACCTATTGAAGAAGTTAAGAAAGAAAAACTTCCAACGGTGTCTGCCAAATATAATAAACCTGATATTGAATCCGATTTAGCGGATGCTTACCAACAATCACGGGAAAATCTTCAAGGTATTATTGACCAAGGCCAGGAAGCCATGCATGAGATTTTGGAGATTGCCAAAGCAGGCCAACACCCTCGAGCATTTGAAGTCTACGGAGGCATACTTAAAAATATGGTAGATGCCAACAAAGAATTGTTATCAATTCAAAAACAAATGCGTGAGATGGACAACACCAAAAAAGAAACTAATAATACCACAATTGACAAAGCCATTTTTGTCGGTTCAACTGCTGACTTAGGCAAGTTACTCAAAGACAATGGGCACAAGTAAAGAATCGTACCGTGACAACCCCCTACTAAAACGGGTAGGTGTCAAAGTAGAATACACAAAAGAGCAGTTTGATGAATATGTCAAATGCGCTCAAGATCCTATTTACTTTACCAAGTACATGAATATTATTACACTAGATGAAGGTCTAGTGCCTTTTAATATGTACGATTTTCAAAAGGACATGATTAGCACCTTTCACGATAATCGTTTTAGTATTGTTAAGTGTCCTCGTCAGGTTGGTAAAACTACTACTGCTGTTGCCTATTTACTTTGGACGGTTCTGTTTAAAGATTCTCAATCGATTGCCGTTCTTGCCAACCGTGGTGAAACTGCTCGTGCCATTCTTGGTAAACTCCAGTTGGCATATGAGAATCTACCAATGTGGATGCAACAAGGTGTCGTAGAGTGGAACAAAGGTCGTATTGAATTAGAAAACGGTTCTGTAATTATTGCTTCTTCAACATCAGGTTCAGCAGCTCGTTCTGGTTCGTTTAACATTGTATTCTTAGATGAGTTTGCTTTCGTACCATCCAATATTGCCTACGACTTTATCACCTCAGTTTATCCAGTTATTACTGCTGGTACTAAAACAAAGATTATTATTGTATCCACACCAAATGGTATGAATTTATTCTACAAACTTTGGACAGATGCAACCAATAAGAAAAACAATTATGTTCCATTTGAAATTCATTGGTCTATGGTACCAGGCCGTGATGAAAACTGGAAAGAAGAAACTATTAAAAATACTTCTGAACATCAATTCCGTCAGGAGTTTGAAACAGAGTTCTTAGGTTCTTCCAATACTTTAATCTCGGCACAAAAATTACAACAGTTGGTCTATCAAGAAGCAATTGCCGAACACGACAAAGTTAAAATTTATAAGCCTCCAGTTAAAGACGACAAACCTCATATTTACGGTATGTTTGTCGATGTTTCAGAAGGCAAAGGATTAGATTCATCAACATTCTCTATAATTGATATGACAACGATGCCGTATGAACAGGTTGCCACATACAAGAGTTCTTCTATCTCAACTTTGTTATTTCCAACCGTAATTTATAATGCGGCTAGAATGTATAATGATGCTTATATTTTGATTGAAATTAACAATACTCCACAGATTGCTGATATTCTTCACCAAGACTTGGAGTATGAAAATCTATTTAAAGTATTTACAGGTAACAAAAAACCACAACAATTATCGGCTGGTTTTGCCAGAGGTATTCAGATGGGTTTAAAAATGTCTACTCAGGTTAAACGAATTGGTTGTTCTAACCTAAAGACATTAATTGAAGGTAATAAATTAATTATTAACGATTTTGATACCATTTCAGAATTGACTACTTTTGTGGCAAGCAAGACTTCTTTTGCTGCTGAAGATGACGCCAATGATGATATGGTTATGGGACTGGTTACTTTTGCTTGGGCAACCACGCAAGTTCTTTTTAAAGAGATTGTTGCTCATGATGTCCGTAAGCAACTTCAACTTGAAAATATGAACCAGTATGACGAAGAAACTCTACCTGCACCGGTTATTGAGAACGGATTAGAAAATGAATTTATATTGGAAGGTGGAGATGTATGGGAAAAAGCGGATTCAGGAGAAACGTATGCTGGTTTTTTTAAAGAAATGAGTAGGTAATCTCTAAATACGGCCTATCATAAATATCATTATAGTATCGTAAGTGCCAATAAATCATATATCAAGGAGATAATAAATGGCAATCCAAATCTCTCCAGGCGTATCCGTATCTGAAGTCGACCAAACCACGGTCGTTCCTTCAGTACTAACTACTGCCGGTGCATTCGTTGGGTCCTTTGCATGGGGTCCAGCAAATCAAATTATTACAGTTACCGATGAGGTTGATTTAGTTAATCGTTTTGGTAAACCTAATAGTAATACAGCAACTTCTTTCTTGACAGCTGCTTCATTCTTAGCTTACGGCAATAATTTAAAAATTGTTCGTGTTGTTGAAGGTTTTGCTATCAATGCTTCTTCAGGAGGAAATCCACAACTCTTTATTCCAAACACCCAAGTTTATAGCGATTCTGTAATAAATCTTGATGGTGGTGGTGCCTTTGGTCCTTTTGCGGCTAAATTTTGTGGTACTTTAGGAAACTCTTTAGCAGTTTCTATTGTTGACGCCGCTTCTTATACTGCAACATGGAACATTAATGGTTATGGAGTTGCTAGTTTATTTAATGGTGCTCCTGGTACATCTGCTCAAGCCGCTGCATACGGTGCATCTAACGATGAAATTCACATTGCCGTTGTAGACGCTGGTGGAGCATTTACTGGTCAAAAAGGTACGATATTAGAAACATTCCCATATGTATCTAAAGCAACTAATACCACAGATTCATTGGGTAATTCAAACTGGTACAGACAAGTACTTTTAAATCGATCCAATTATATTTACGCAATGGATCCTCCTAACTATGCAACAACTAATTCCACTTGGAACAAACCTGCATCCAATAATTGGAGCTTTGCAACAATTTCAGCCGCAAATACAGTAAACCTGCGTAGTGGTCAAGATGCTATTCCAAGTGATGCAAATACAATTACCGGTTGGGGTTATTTCCAAAGTCCAGATGATGTAGATATTTCATTAGTAATTACTGGTGATGCAAGTAATACAATACAACAATACGTTATTGACAACATTGTTAACACTCGTAAGGACTGTGTAGCATTTATTTCACCACCTTCTTCAGCTGTAGTAAATCAAAGTGGTTCTGAAACAACCAATATTACTACTTGGTATAATGGTTTAAATCGTACAACATCTTATGCTGTTGCTGATACTGGTTGGAAGTATATGTTCAACAAGTACAGTAATACTTACCAGTATGTTCCGTTAAATGCTGATATTGCTGGTTTATGTGTATATACCGATTCAGTTACAGATCCATGGTTCTCACCTGCTGGTTTAAATCGTGGCGCATTAAAGAACGTTGTTCGTTTGGCATGGAATCCAAAACAAACAGATAGAGATACATTGTACTCTTTAGGCATTAATTCTGTTGTTTCTTTACCAGGTCAAGGAACAGTTCTTTACGGAGATAAAACACTACAAGCCAAACCATCAGCGTTTGACCGTATTAATGTACGCAGATTGTTTATTGTACTTGAAAAAGCAATTGCAACTGCCTCTAGGTACTCTTTGTTTGAATTCAATGATGATTTTACCAGAGCAGACTTTGTTGCCTTGGTAACTCCGTTCTTACGAGATGTTCAAGGTCGCCGTGGTATTACTGACTTCCGTGTTGTTTGTGATACTACAAATAATACACCGCAAGTTATTGATTCCAATCAGTTTGTTGGTGATATCTACATCAAGCCTGCTCGTTCAATTAACTTCATCCAATTGAATTTCGTTGCTGTAAGAACTGGCGTCAACTTTACAACAATCGTTGGTGCAGCTCAATAAATACTAACGAATAGGAGAAAAGAATGGCATTCAACGTAACAGAATTTAGAGCGAATATGATTGGTGACGGTGCCCGTCCCAATCTATTTCAAGTAACTCTATCCTTCCCAACAGTTGCACAAAACGGTACAGCAGCTGCACAGAAAACAACATTTATGGCCAAATCGGCACAGTTACCTGGTTCTACCGTAGGTACTGTACCTTTGTATTATTTTGGTCGTGAACTCAAGTTTGCTGGCAATCGTACCTTTACTGATTGGACACTACAAATCATTAACGATGAAGATTTCACAATTCGTAACGCACTTGAGTCCTGGATGAACGCAATAAATAGTCATGCAGGCAATGTGCGTAATCCAGGTGCTGGTGGTCCATCAGGTTATACTGTTGATGCAAAAGTTGACCAATACGGTAAGACTGGTAATATTGTTAAGTCTTACAACTTTGTTGGTTTGTTTCCATTAGATTTGGCACCAATTGATTTAGATTGGGGTTCAAACGATACCATTGAAGAATACTCGGCAACGTTTGCCTATCAATGGTGGGAATCGGCACCATCAACTACTTAATTATTTTACGGAGAGGCTTAGTCCTCTCCATCATGTTTTTTTGAATTGGATTAAAACAATATGGCAGCCTCAAATAAATTTTCTCTTTTTGGTTTTACAATTGCTCGAGCTAAGTCGGAAGAAGAAGCTGGAGTCCAACAGTCGTTTTCTCCGCCAACCAATGACGATGGCGCACTTACGATTACATCGGCCGCTTATTATGGAACATATGTTGACCTAGACGGCACCGCTAAAAATGAAGTTGAATTAATCTCACGTTACCGTGAAATGGCAATGCAGCCAGAAATTGAAGCCGCCATTGATGATATTGTTAATGAAGCTATTTGCCAAGACGATGATGGCAAAAATATCAAAATCATTATGGATGAATTGAAGCAACCAGAAAAAATTAAAAATGCCATTCGTGCTGAGTTTAATACTGTTCTTCGTATGTTAAATTACAAGAGCTTGGCACACGATATTTTCCGTAGATACTATGTTGATGGTAGAATGTTCTACCATGTTATTATTGACCGTGAAAAACCAACAGAAGGTATTAAAGAACTCCGTTATATTGATCCACGTAAACTGCGCAAAGTGCGTGAGATTAAAAAAAGAAAAGATGAGCGCACTGGCGTGGAGGTGATGGATCTTGTTAATGAATATTATATCTTCAACGATAAGGTTACTACTGGTTCTTCTAGCAACTTTGGTCCTGTTGGTGTCCGTATTACCACAGATTCCATTATCTCAGTTGTTTCTGGTCTCATGGATTCTCGCCGTGCCGTGGTATTGTCGTATCTACACAAAGCAATCAAGCCATTAAATCAGTTAAGGATGATTGAAGATGCAACTGTTATCTATCGTATTAGCCGTGCTCCTGAACGCCGTATTTTTTACATTGATGTTGGTAATTTGCCTAAGTTAAAGGCAGAACAATATCTACGTGACATTATGGTTAAGTATAAAAACAAACTTGTCTATGATGCAAACACTGGTGAAGTACGTGATGACCGTAAATTTTTATCTATGATGGAAGACTTTTGGTTGCCACGTAGAGAAGGTGGCAAAGGCACAGAGATTACTACACTACCAGGTGGACAAAACCTTGGTGAGTTGGAAGATGTTAAATACTTCCAAAAGAAATTGTATGGTGCATTGAGTGTACCAGTATCTAGATTGGAATCAGGACAAGCATTTTCATTAGGCCGTTCATCTGAAATTACAAGAGATGAATTAAAGTTTGCTAAATTTGTTGACAGACTACGTAATAAATTTTCAGAACTATTTGACCAAGCTTTGCGTATTCAATGTATCTTTAAAGGTATTTGTACCGCTGAAGAATGGAATATGTTTAAAGAAAACATCCATTATGACTTTATCAGAGATAATAACTTCTCAGAACTTAAAGAAGCCGAATTGATGACAAACCGTTTGTCTTTGTTGGCTTCAGTTGATCCATATACTGGTCGTTATTTCTCACAA